CTGTATCAATATCAAGGTTGCCCTTTTGCTTCTTATTGTTAGCCATTTCTAGCCTCCTAAGTTACTGTTCTTTTGTATTACCAGTCAAATTAGCTACTTGTTCACGAAGTTCATTACGAAGTTTCTCGCTTTCAGCCTTCTCTACAGCTTGTAATATCTTTTGCTGTTGATCAGTCTGCAAATAGCTCTTTTCAAGTCTTGATTTTGTATCATGAACCTTCTTATCGACCTCGGACGCACCCTGTAGCACCTTGGCTTTTATACCAGCCTGCACAAGCTGTCTGGTCAATGTTTCGATGGTTCCTTCTTTTTCTTGCACTTGTTCCTCCATTGCTTGTATCTGACCTTGTATCTGAGATAATTGACTCTTTCTCTGAGCAATATTCTGTTTATTCTTAATGTCAGTCTCAGCAAGGAGCGCTATATCGTCTATAACGCCTAATTGCATTAATTCTTTTAGTTCCTCTAGATATGCCCATCTATTTACAGGCATTGTAGAGCCAGCTACCAATCTGACATCAAATTGTGCAGCTTCATAGTCCATGTACTTACCTATAGCTTTACCGAAGTCATTGTACATAGGTACGTTAACTTCTACTTCCTTAGGGTCTTGAAGTGCATTAGGTTGTACTATTCTAAATACTTTATTGCCAGTATAAACAGATTGTGAATACTGCATTATTACTTTACCTGTATGTCTTAGTGCTGGCTCTATACAGTTACTGAGCCAGTATTTGATACGTCTAGTACCATATTCATCCATAGCCAGCATACCACGATATGTTTCATGTTGTGCACCAGTATCTCCTTGCATAGATGCATATATACCTGCTAGGTATTCCATATCTCCCTTGCCTTCAGCAGTAATCTGACCGAATGCAGATACTATTGGGGCTGGCATTACAGGAGTAGGTGGTGTAGAACCAGGTCTAACTGGGAGCAGAGCTCCAGGAGAAGAAGAGTATTTCTCCCAGTAGCCTGTATCAATTGCTCCCTCTTCATGCATCCACCGTAAAGATGATCCGAGAGAGGCATTATGCACCATCAATTGGTGTGCCTTGTTAATTTCTTGTTGTTTGCCTATCAGTGGTGATACAGCTGATATTGGATAAGGTGTACCAGTCCACTTATAATGCACAGGTATGATAGGGTATTCTGTGATACGATCAGGAAGGTATCTTTGAGATATAGACTTATCACCGATAACTATAGTCTGCTGTATCTTACTATCATAGTACTTGATAGCTTCAATAACCATAGCCTGAAAGGTTTCATCCTTCTCAAGTATCTTATATTCCTTTTCAGTAACAACCTTATTCTCTACCTTAGAAGCTTCATTCTGTAGTTCAGACATTCTTTCTTTATATGCAGCTTCTATCTGTTGCTGCATTAATTTCTGCTCTTTCTGTATCTCAAGCTCCATACGTTCTGGAAGCATTTCCTCAGCTTCTACAGCATCCTGCATTTGTTTTTGTTTCTCCATAAAAGACACCTGCATTTCCGCTGTAAGCTCTTGTATATATACCTCCACTTGTTGTTTAAGTTGTTGTAAGACTTCCTCATCAGGCAATACCCTGTAGAAAACATTCATATAGAGTAGTTTTACTTTCTCGTAACATTCAAAATACTCCAGTAGTTTCTCGTCATGGTCATTAGACTTGATAGAATTACGCATATCAGTACCAGCTGTATGTGTTACTCCAGCTGCATCAGGTCCTGAGAATGCTGGTCCATCTATATATCCACCACCAGCACCTGAAATCAGGTCTTTATAGGTAAAGTCATGTGTGTTCTCATCAAAAGTCTTTGTTGTATAATTTGTCTCATGTCCGTATCTAGCTGAAGCTTTCTGTATCTGTCTGGCTTTATCTGGAAATTTCTGTTTCAAATGACCACGAGGTAGTATCTTACGTACCATGATATATGCAGCATCTTTAAAGAGGATATCTCTGGACTTGGCATCCACAAATACATCAAACGGATCAGGTTGCTCAATTACCACCTCACCCATTCCTCTGTCTGCATCTGGATCAACTCCAATCATGAGATACCCCAGTGACTTAGTCACCGCATCGTTTACTGCGTTAGAAAGTAGAGAGCTACCATCTGAATGATACCAGATATAATCAGCTATATCAGAGAAGACTGCAGCTGTATCTATATCGCTACCCTCAGCACCAATAGCCTGCCATCTAGGTCTATTAGCTGTAGCATAAAAGTTTAACATCTCCACTACGGGAATGATCCTGTTGATAGTGAATGTCGGCATTCCCTGATCCTCTAGAGCTTGAGTCTCTTCAGCAGAGAGTTGATTATCATTAGCGAAATCGTAACCTCGCTGGTTAATAAATTCCCACTGTTGTCTAAGTCCGCTCTCTGCTATCTCGAAGAGGTGGAATATGCGGTCTGCAGTTTTATCTTTTCTTGCCATTTATGATCCTATATATCTATTACTTTACGCTACTACCCATGATTTCGGTACGGGCGAATGCTTACGATACATTCCATCCTTACCTACTGTAAGGTTATTATCTGGATGGGCATGTAAACATGCATAAGCCAATGCATCTATAGTGTCATCATGTGCCATTCGTGGACCGAATGTTATGATCTCACGATGCAAATCGTACTGCTCTTTCTTTATGTAAATTTGTCCGACTGCGAATCTTTGTGCTAAAACTGATTGTATCCTATCCCTCTTGCTCTGTCTAGTGCCAGGTTTTTCCTCTTTATACTTAACGGTAAAATCATTCCTTCTCATCATTTCTGATTTAAGTGCTTGGAAGACTGGACGAGACATAGTGGTATCCTCAATAACGAATAGATTAGGATGGAAAGTCTTATTAACCTCAAACAGATGGTCAACAATCCCTTTCTGATCTTGTCCTTGAATGCCAAGTACAGGCAGTGACCGCTGGCGCACATAGTCCAAAACGTAAACACGATTAAAACTATCAACCCCAATTGTGATAATAACTGAGTAATCACTATCTCTCCTGTTTATGTCAGTAGCAGTATCCACGCCTGTAAATACTGTAATTGGTAGTATATCGCCTGAATCTTTAATGAGATAAGATATCCCATCACCTTCGTTGTAAAAGAACGTGCCTTCCCAGTAGTTAATGTGGTCACGATTGAAGACAGAATAGTCTTCACTCTGCACCTCCATCATATATTCTTGATAGAACTTGTGAGGTTGTCCAGAGTCCGCATAGAACTTCTTCTTTCTTTCTATTTCTTCTCTTCCAAACCATGAATCCCAGAGGATATCTCCCTTATCATCTTCTACTTTGTACATGAGGACATCCCATGAGAAGTCCTCCATTTGAGACCTTGCCTTAGCCGAGTTAACGATAAGGTTATTAATAAAACTATCAAAATGCACAGGTGTGCCATTAACACGCAACCTACCAGTATGAGGCTCAAGAGCAGGGAAAACAACAGCTGTAATAAGATTAGCATTTTTCGCCCTAGCATCCGAAGTGATAGTATTGTTCTCATCCTCAAAATCATCAAGAACGACAAGATCGTACCTTTTATGTAGCTTTGCCCCGCCCCTAATGCCTGATATGTTCGACTTACTAATGAGCTTAGACCCATTGGAAAGCTCTATATCTGTTTCTGTCCATTTCTTACCCCTTAAATCTCCGAAATAGTATCGGATTCTGTCGTTGATCTCAATATGAGATTTAATATAGTCCATATTACCAGTAGCTAACTTAGCGGTTGCTGATATCCAACCATAAAAAAAGGGTTCATCTGTATCATCTAAACCCCATTCTTTTCTCTTACCTGCAAAGCAAAAGTCACGCATTATATCAGCCTTTGTCAGAACTGTCTTACCATGCCCTCTGGGCATAATAAATGCACTCTGCCTTATAGACTTGTCATTAATCATGTCAGCCACTGAGTAATGAAATGGTGGAGTCTCAGAACGCATGAAATCATCTGGCAAGAACAACTTCCCAAATGCAATCATATCCTGATAGGCTAACTTAAGATTCTCTTCTTCAACTCCCACATTATGGAAGTTGACATTGACATTCTTAGCGAAGTCCGTTTCCACCTCTACGTCTTTTGTCTCTACCTTTTGTTTGTCGTCTTCTTGCTTCAATTCTTTCTGGTTGTACTATCACTGCTTGCATATCAGTATTTATCAGTGCAGTCAGTAATAATATCTTTACCATTTACCTATTGGGCATTTAGCTGCCTTAATTTTAGTTTTCAGCTTCATAAAACATCCACATTGATTGCATCTATTAGAGGGGAGTAACTCAGGACATGCCTGACATATAGCCCATCTCTCAGCAGTATCCTCACTTACTAGCTTTCTTTTTAGATAATTTCCGAACTCCTCTACTCGATTCATGAGACTCCCAAACTGGGTGTTTCTTCCCAGATACTGGTCATGTGTGAGTAGCTGTTTCTAAATCCTGCCATAAATTTACCTTGACTTTCATAGTCCCATTCTAGTTCTAACTTGTGTTAGTTTATCACGTATCTCATTAATAGCATCTGCATGATCTTGCATTGTCTTAACAAGATAATTAATACGTTCACTTAAGTCTGCGATCTTTTCACCATATGCATCCTTGGCTACTATTACTGTCTTACTCATAAAGTGCTCCTATATCTATTTCGAGTGCTTTCATTTCATCCATTGTAGGGGCATGCTCTGTTTCAGTAAAAGCTGGATTAGTAAGCTTTTCTAGCTTTTTCGCATCAATATGCTGAGATATACCATGCTCCTTGAATAGATCGCTGTTCTGCTTGAAGTATTGGACAGCCTGTATTGTAGGCTGATCTAATGCCCCATCAGTAGGTAGTGGTTCCAGTTGCAATGTTTTGGAGATTACATTAAGGTTATTCTGCACTATACTTACTTGACGTTTGTCATTAAGGTCGACTGCCCTGAGCTGCTTATCCAGACTGAGGATGAACGCTTTTTCGTCATCGACGGTATACGTTCCTTCTTTCCCATAGGCTAGTGTTTGACCATCTAACGTAGTAAATTTAGGCATCACCTTCCTCCAACATATGTTTTCTCTCTTCCACTACCTCCGCATCTTCTGGTAAGAAGCCCTTAAATACTGCTCCACCAATAGCGGTTATCTCTTTCTTCGTTTCCTTCATTTCCAGTATATCTGCCAGCTCAAATAGAGCTTTCAGTTTATCTGAATCTTTGTCGCCATTTGCAGCAACCTCTTTAATGCCTGACAATACAAAGTTATCGTCAATGCCGAGATTCTTCAATACTGGCTTTAATTCTGCTTTCATAGCTGTCTTTATCCTCTCCTGCTTTAGTAAAAGTCCTGCACTAGCCTTAGCATGAACAGGGCTATTAGTTTTAAATGCACTTAAGTACGCATCAGTATATTCCATCCCCTGTGCTACGAATTGAGCAAATAACCCTTCCCTAGGGGTTAGATACTTCCTTTCCTTAACATGATCCTCTGGATGTTTACCTGAGAAATTGTAGATATTAACCCTCTTCTCAGTATCCATCTTTATAGAGTCTCTACAGATGAATGTTCCAGTACATGTACCGATATAGTCAATAACGCTCTTTCTGCCAGGTTTCTTAAGCCTACCTTCTCTTAATACCTGCACATAACAGCCATCATCAGCTAGAACCCAGTCCCCTATAGTAGAATCACGCCAGTCTCCCTTAAAAGTGAAACCTTCTGGTAATTCACTCTCATCTTCATAGACCTTATGCTCTACATCCTTAAGCTTGTAACTTCTCATGCTTCTCCGAGTCCATGCTCATATATAAGCTCCATCAAGTCTTCATCATCGAAGTACTCATCATCAAGCTCCATTTCTACTTCCACAGTTCGTACATTAGGCGACATCTCTTCTTCGATATGCTCCTGAATGTATTCAACTTCTTCCGTCTTATCGTTATAAGCGATAATCAAGTGATATATCTTCATACAACTCCTTCCTCTTACTTACGCTTACTAGTGAGGCCCTTAGGCCGAACGCTCTGTAACCTCCATATTTAAGCGTAAATACAGTAACATAGTTTACATACAATACCTAATACGATGCAAGTCTTCTAAGTCCTTTAAAAACAACATTGTAGCGGGATTGCATTTTCTGAAAAGCATCTGAGTAAGCGATCCTAATCTTCAACGCTCTCATCTATAGCCTTTTCCGCTCGCTTCATTGCAAATTTTTCAAATTCCTTTCTCTTACCTGTAAAGTCCAGGTAATCCGACAGTACATCCGCTACAGCTCCTATTTGCGCTCTCATCCCCATCATATCTATCCCCAGCCTCTGTATGACCCTTTGAAAGTCTTTGTTGGTAGGCTTTCTTCTTTTTGTTTTCATCGCAGTCCTCTGTTAAGTGCTCATGGTCTATTTCGCAGTATTCTGGGCACTTATACTCTCCTCCTGGACAGTAATTCAAGTACTCAGTTCCATACCACATAATGCATGCTAAAGATAAGCCTAATAGTATGTCACCCACAAATTTACTTTCGGGTGAATGCAAATACAGCTACATTAGCGAGTGCTATAGCTAAGACAAACCACGATGCACCCCCCAACCAATAATGCATCTGTATGACTCCTACGGCAAGATTAATCCAGCGTATTGCCTGTAATTTCTCCTCTTTCGTTATGGTTGTTTCCACTCATTTCTTCTTTATCTCTGTGCTCTTGTTTCGTAAGTAGTCCTCCAGACTGTCAAATTCTTCTTGCATTCCCATTAAAAATGCATCTGCTTTAGGAGCTTCCCAGTACGCACCATTAGGAAAGACGATAGTGAACTGATCATCTCCTACGACAGCGACTATATAGATCATCCCGCCTTCAGCAAACGAATAACCCTTAGACATATCGACAGCAATAAGCTTGCCAGGATTAAGTGCATCAGTGGATATCTTGTACCAGGTATTAGGTGTAGGCTTTTTACATTCCTCTGTAGCGACGACAAAGGATGTAACAGCTGTAACAACAACGACCAGTGCATTTAGTATTATTTTACGCATAAGTACCTCCAGTTTAGCATTTAGGCCCCCGTCTCGTCCTAGGTAATATATATGCATTTCGTTAACTTTGCAACTATGTGACCGTTATCACAAAAATTGGGGCATTTTAGTGTATGACCATATATTCAAACACCATCGGGTACCATGGAGATTTTCTTTCTTCATTTCACGTTAACTTTCAATTAAAATAGGAGATGTTATGAATACTCAACCTTTAACCTCATGGTTCCTTGCTCGCTTGAAATACAGCACAAAGATGGGTCAACCCTTTTACAGCACCAGCCTTCGCAATTATGAAGATGCCAATGCTCAGGGACAGACCAGGGTGCTTGCCCCCAAGGTACAGCAATCCGACGATGCCCCACAATGCCAAATCTATTTCGGCAAGGGTATCGCAGACTTCCAGAAAGCCGAACCATTTGCTTACGTCAATACTGATGAAGACTACACAGGCAACCTCATCATGACTGACAAGCAGATGAAGGCTACCATTGCCAAGATTGCCAAGGCGAATGCCAAGGCTGATGCTGATGCCACTGAAGCGCCCAAATAGGGTGCTTCGGCATCCTTTTGAGACAGCATAATACTGTTT